TGTCGTCGTCGCGTCAATCGCGTGGCTTCTGGGCGAGGTCAACGGCATGGGCATCAGAATGACCAAGATAGAGGGTCAACTTCCTGTGCTGATAACGCCTCAAGGCATCCCGGCAGACAGCCCAATCTCGGCTGAAGCGCGGCACAAAATGAAAGAAGAAGTGTTCACTCAAATGAACGACTTGAACGTCCGTTTGAGGCTAATGGAAGAACGGCAGAAGCAGAAATAGATCAGAAACCTTTGCGCCAACCCCAATTATCTGTTCCTACGCGGTGTGATTTTGTCCCCCGTTCTTGTGCTGTGATTTTCAAAACTCTTGCTTGATGAGCTACTGAACCAATGCTTCTTTTTAAGTGTTGGGCTATCAAGAAAACAGGAGAACTTGCATACACTTTTTTTAAATATTCGTTCTCTTGCATCGTCCAGTACCTTGAGCGACTGGCTGGTAATTCAATCTGGTCTTCAATCTTTAGCTTAACGACAGGTTCTGTTTTCTTTTCAATAACCGGGTATTTTATGTGATTTGTAATTCTATTCATTTTTTACCTGCTTTCGTAAAGTTCATCATCGGTCAATTTAAACTCTTGAGCTTTACCAATATGATCAACATTAAGGATGATCAAACCCCTGTCTTTCCATTCTCTGGTACGTGACGGACTGATGCCAGTATAGAATTGCCGCATAATGATAAAGTCCGAAGAGTTCAATATTTGACACAATTCTTCCAATGACTTTGCTGGATGTTCAGCAATAACTTGTTGAACCAAATTGTTCTTAAACGATGGCAAATTCATCGTAATTGTAAATTTCATGTCCGTTCCTAAAGTATTCAATAAAAGTTGCTTTGGAGCGGATGATAGCAAACTATTCAGGTTTTGGCTTTAAGTTAGCAAACGGCGGCGCCTTCTTAAACGCCGCCGCTCTGCACTAAACTAAAAAGGAAGTTAAACGGTCATCGATAACTTTATGTAGCTTTGCATGCCAATCGGGAGCGTTGTCTTTAATGGTGGCGCGCACGTCCTCAGTTTCTTGTAACCATTGATTTAGCGTATCAAAACTTGAATCAAATTGGCTTAAGTCTTTGCGAAGTTTTTTCGCCAAAGCCTCCCAATCGGTGACTTCTTCAACGACTGTCTCAGGCTCTTTAGCAACCAGCTTTGCTTCCAAGCTTCTGACCTGAGCAGAGCTTGAGGGGCGAGGTTCTGGATTGGACGACGCCAACGTGATCGCAGGGATGTCGTGTACTTCTGCGTCGATCTCGTTCTCAAGCTGCATGGCGCGGCGGAAGGCATCGCTTTCGCTCGACATGGGCATATACTTAGAACCAGCGCGCACTGCCGTTTTGCGGACCATTTCGCCTTCGTCAGTCGCCCAGGGCGTAGACTTTATCTTGCCAGCCTTAAACGCTTTGTATCCTTCCGAAGCACTTTTCGCACGGTCGATACGCTTCTTATCAACAACTTCAAAACTTTTATTGCCTTCCTTGCTGACCCAGACAACATACCCATGAGTGATTTCTCCGCGATCACCAGGGGCAGGCTTATGAATAAGCTTTTTCTCAAGACCGTATTCAACTTCAAACTTGTCATTCTCGTGCACCTCATGTGCGTAAATATCGGCGATCTCGCCGGTCTGACGGGCAAGCTTCATCAACCCACCAGCGCGCGGGCGACATTGCGCCAACGAACCATGAGGACCCCAGACTGGAAGGATGTCGCACTCCTTCAGGTTTGGATTCAAAGACAATCCAAGTTCCGCAGCATCTGCCGTTGAACGCAGCAGGGAGGCAGGCGTACATTCCAGAAGCTTCGGGTTATTGGACACAGCCATAACAACCATGGCCTGAAACTTCTCAAACGAAATGTGAGCCGGAACCATCTTCTGGATCATTGGCGCAGCAAGCTGTAATTCATGCTTGAAGTTATCAATCGGCGACAGCGCCGTACCTTTTACATTAGACATTTTATTATTCCTTTGCTTTTGTGATTGTGGTTTTCAAATAGCCTTTGCGGGCATTAATAATCGTACCAACCATATCGGTAGTTACTTCTTTGCCGGGGTTATCAGCTATCTTCGTTAGTTGCATTTTGTAATTGCCGTAAGTTGCAATTGCCTTGCCGTCGTTGCCGATGCCGGAATCCAACACCATTTTTACCAATTCAGCTTTTGCGGCGTCGGCGCGTTTATCCGCATCCTTAGCTTCTTCGTTCGCCTTCAAATAGTTTTCAAACAATGCAAGTGATGTCGGCGATAGATCAATTGTACGCAACGGTTGGTTCTTAGCCAAGTCAAAGATAGCATCCGCATCACGCGAAAAGTCGATCGGTGGTTCGCGGTTCTCTTGGATATCGTTCCAAAAGCTTTTTATGTTTTTACGAATTTCACCAATGATTACGTCAGAGCGCGGAATTATCATGCGACGAACTGTGCCACCGATAAACGCTATTAACATACCACTACAGCCGCCAACGCATGCAATCTGCTGCTGTACTTGCAACATGTAGTAATCAGGCATTTGCGTTATCTCATCGCCATCCCACTTCCAACCGTCGTTTCGTTCCACCCACTTGATCTCGACTGGAACAATCCCTTCCGGCGTTGCCATGGCATAATCCAACGAGGCGCCCATGCCGATGCAATCGTCGTCAGTGGCGTATGTATTGACCTTCTCCATCACCAAGCCAAATTCTTCTTTGGCGTAGCTGGCGATGGCCGGTTCAAAGTGTCGGCCACGGCGCATTGAACTATTATCATCAAACTTCTCAAGCTTGCCGCTCTTCAACATGAAGAGCTTCCACTTTGTCATCCAAGGGCTGATGCCAAATAGCGCAGCGGTCTCAGAGGCCCCAATGTGATTGGAACGTATGCCGTGCCATTCATTTGCGTTCTTAAATTCAATAATAGTCATTTCAATTCCTTACGGTGTGATAATCCAAACAAAATAAATCATTAGAAAGATAGAAAACAAACCAAGAGTAGACACGATAACTTCGATGCATGGTTTCATTGTTCCAATACCTCATCGATAGAAAGCTTTACGTATTGTAGAAATTTTTCCAAATCTTCAATGCGATTAATGGCGCGGCGAAAGAGGCGTTTGTCCTCCCCCGAAGCTCTGTCCCGCGCCGTAATCAAATCCATTTTGATGTCTTCGGTGTTTATTGTGTCCACGCTTATTCCCCTTTAGTTAACGTGTCTAAAGCGGCGTCGGCAACTGCCTGCTTAGAAATTAAAGATTGTGCGATCTTGGCGTCGATACTGCCGTCCAGAACGATATGCTGGACCAAGACGCTATTGTGCTGGCCGATCCGGTGAGCGCGGTCTTCGGCTTGGGTAACGTCGGCTGGAACGTAGCTTAGTTCCGCAAAGACGACCGTAGACGACGCTGTCAGCGTATGGCCCACGCCCATGGCCTGGATGCCGCACACGATCAGGCGGCACTTGTCGTCGGTCTGGAAGCGGCGCACCGAGGCATCACGCTCATCAGTCGTGTAGTTGCCGTGTGCGATCTCGGAGCCGGGGAACGCAGCAGCGATTTGATCAATCACGTCGCGGTGGTGAGCAAAGCAAATCACCTTCATGCCCTGTTCTTCGACCAGTTCTTTCAGGTGCTCAACAACGTAGGGCACTTTCTTAAGCGCAGTCTGATGGCGGATTTCTGCGATCTGATAAAAATCAAAATTGTTGCGGCGCCCGCTTAACTCTTTCACGGCATCTTCGTAAGCGCGGTCGTCGTTAGCAGCCTTTGCAAGATCAGCCTTGATCTGGAGGGCAACGAGATCGGCCTCAAAGCTGTCGGTCTGCGCGCGTTCTGCGGCAACGATATCGTCTGCCGTGATCTCAATGATCTGGCGGCGCTTAGCAGGCAATTCGGTCAGCACCTGAGACTTGAGGCGGCGGACCATGACGGTCGAGCGCAGCTTGTCTTGAAGCTCACTGAGGTTCGACGCGCCGTCAAAGTTCCATCCGAAATTATTGCGATACGCGCTGCAATAACGTTGCGCGAAAGACCAGAAATCGGGCCACGACGCCGGGTCGAGCGCATGAAGCAGCGCATACAAATCGCGCGGTCGGTTAGTTAGCGGGGTGCCCGTCAAGAAAATCTTGCGGCGGGCGTTGATGCCTCGCTCAGACTTTCCGCCAATAATCTTTTGGATGCGGGCGGCGTCACCGTT